AAACCATTACCGAATACAAAAACAACCATTGAAGTTCCAGGTGAAGTAGAAATTCAAGAGGCAATCAAAGAAAACGTAGAAGAAGTTGAAACTAAAGGTGGACCTGTTGAAATAGAAATGACTGAAGAAGGTGGAGCAGAAGTTTCTTTTGATCCTAAAGCTGCAAGTCCTGAAGGCGGTGAAGACCATTTTGAAAACCTAGCAGAATTTTTAGGAGAAGAAATTTTAGATCCATTGGGTTCAAAACTATTTGACCAATACAACGAGTACAAAGAATCTCGTGGAGATTGGGAAGAAACTTATAGAAACGGTTTAGATCTTTTAGGATTTAAGTATGAAAGACGAACAGAACCTTTTAGAGGAGCTAGTGGTGTAAACCATCCTGTTCTTGCTGAAGCGGTTACACAATTTCAAGCACAAGCTTATAAAGAATTATTACCATCAGACGGCCCGGTTAGAACTCAAGTTATGGGTGATGCAACTGTGGCTAAAGAAGAACAAGGTAAACGTGTTAAAGATTTTATGAATTATCAAATTATGGATCAGATGAAAGAATATGAACCAGAGTTTGACCAAATGTTATTTTACCTCCCTCTATCCGGATCTACCTTTAAGAAAGTTTATTATGACGATCTTTTAGGTAGAGCGGTTTCTAAATTTGTACCTGCAGAAGATTTGATCGTACCTTATTCTGCAAACAGTTTAGATGATGCAGAGGCAATAATTCACGTTATAAAAATGTCAGAGAATGAATTAAGAAAACAACAGGTTGCAGGATTTTATAGAGACATAGAATTAGGTTCTCCTCCGGTTACACAAAATCAATTACAAGATAAAAAATTAGAACTAGAAGGAATTCAAAAAGATGGTCAAGAAGATCAGTATACACTTTATGAAATTCATACTAATTTAGATTTAGAAGGCTATGAAGATTTAGATGCAGGTGAAGAACCAACAGGAATTAAATTGCCTTACGTTGTAACTTTATCTGAAGCAGGTCATAAAGTTTTATCTATTAGAAGAAACTATGCAGCCGAAGATCCATTAAAGAAAAAAATAAATTACTTTGTACAATTTAAATTTTTACCAGGAACTGGTTTCTATGGTTTCGGTTTAATTCATATGATTGGTGGTTTAACTAGAACTGCAACAGCAGCGTTAAGACAATTACTGGATGCAGGAACTTTAGCAAACTTACCAGCAGGATTTAAGTCTCGTGGTATTAGAGTTAGAGATGATGCACAACCATTACAACCTGGTGAGTTTAGAGATGTCGACGCTCCGGGAGGCAATATCAAAGATCAATTTATGACTTTACCTTTTAAAGGACCCGACCAAACATTACTTTCATTAATGGGTGTTGTGGTGTCAGCAGGTCAACGATTCGCGAGCATCGCAGATTCACAAGTGGGTGATATGAACCAAGCCGCTGCAGTTGGTACAACTGTTGCATTATTGGAACGTGGATCGCGGGTAATGTCAGCGATACACAAAAGATTGTATGTTGGTCTTAAACAAGAATTCAAATTACTAGCAGAAGTATTTAAAAGTTATTTACCCCCTGTTTATCCTTATGATGTACCTGGTGCATCTAGAGAAATTAAGGTTCAAGACTTTGATGATAGAGTAGATATATTACCTGTAGCAGATCCAAACATCTTCTCACAGACGCAAAGAATATCGTTAGCTCAATCTCAATTACAACTGGCGCAATCGAATCCTCGAATACATAATCTGTATCAAGCATATAGATCTATGTATGATGCGCTAGGGGTGAAAAATGTAAATGCAATCTTACCACCACCGGCAGCACCAATGCCGATGGATCCTGCGTTAGAACATATTATGGCAATGAGTATGAAACCTTATCAAGCGTTTCCTGGTCAAGACCACAAAGCTCATATTGATGCGCATTTAAACTTTATGAGACTAAATCAAACTCAAAATAATCCAGGAGCGATGGCTGCTTTACAAAAAAATATACTAGAGCACATTAGTTTAATGGCACAAGAACAAGTTCAACTAGAATTTGTCGAAGAATTACAAGAAGTACAAATGATTCAACAACAAATGCAAGCAGCAGGTGCTGCAAATCCTGCAATGGCGCAAGGTATGATGCAAAATCCACAAATAATGCAGGCACAACAACGTCTACAACAGATTACAAACCAAATTGAGTCTAGAAAAGCGAAGTTAATTGCAGAAATGCAGGAAGATTTTGCTAAAGAAGAAGAAAAAATTATGGGTGAGTATGGTGGAGACCCATTACTACGACTAAAAGGTAGAGAAATGGATCTTCGAGCGCAAGATAATCAAAGAAAAGAAGAAGAAGGTGAAGAAAGATTAAATCTTGACAAGATGAAAGCTCTTATGAACCAAGAAAATCAAGAAGCGAAGCTTGAACAAGAAGCAGATCTTGCTGGATTGCGTGCAGGCGTGTCATTAGCTAAACAATCAATGGCAGACCAAAGCAAAATTCACGATTTTGGTAGAAACTTCGGAAAAAAATAGATATAAACCCAATTAAGGAGAAAACTATGGTTAAAAAAACAAACAAAGGTCGAGACAATGTAAAAATTGTTCCTGAACTTGGTGCAAACTCTAAAGGTGAGCAACAAGGTGGGATTCCTGTGGAAATGACTGACCCGTTTACATCACAAACGGTTGACGTTAGAGGCACAAAAAGAATGAGACCTGACAAAAAACCTGTAAAAGCAACTTGGTACTAGTATGTGGTTATCGGCAATTAAATTAGCCGTTTCTGCTGGTAGTAAAATTTATGCTAACAAGCAGAAGACGAAGATAGCTATGTCAGATGCACAGCTTATGCACGCATCTCGTATGGCCGAAGGTAAGGAAGCTTACCAAGGCAAACTTTTAGAAGCCCGTCAGTCAGATTGGAAGGACGAGGCAGTTTTGATAATTCTCTCGGCGCCAATCGCGATTTTGGCCTGGGCAGTTGTAAGTGACGATCCATCAGCTATGGACAAAGTGAATGTGTTCTTTGAACACTTCGCGGCACTCCCGAGCTGGTTTACAAATTTGTGGATCCTTGTCGTTGCGAGCATTTATGGAATAAAGGGTACACAAATTTTTAGAAACAACGGAGGAAAAAAATAATGGCAAATCCAAGATTTAACACACAAGTTACTCAACCAAGAGGACAAGTTGGTAGAGTAAAAAAAGCAATGGGCGGAATGTCTAATGCTAGAAAAGATATGATGTCTGGTTACTACAAAGACGATATGGGTATGCAAGGTGGAGCAATGTACAAAAAAGGTGGTTCTGTTAAAAAGAAAAAGAAGCAGGGTTACAAAGATAGAAAAGATGAATCTATCGCAATGAGAATAAAAAAGAAAAGAACTAAAAAACAATTAAAAGATTCAAGAGATGAGTCTTATGGTAAGTTTGGTTCTAAAGCTAAAAAGTCTGGCAAAATAAATAAATAGGAAAACTTTATGGTAAAGCCAATAAGTAAAAAGAAGAATCCTGGTTTAGTTAAATTAGCTAAAAAGAAACCCGAGTTAGCAAAAAAATTTGGATATAATCCAAAAAGAATAGTTGCTAAAAAAGGTGGCAAAGTTAGATAATGGCTAAACTATGTCCTGCAGGTAAAGCTGCCGCGAAAAAAAAGTTTGATGTTTATCCTAGTGCGTATGCAAATATTTGGGCATCCAAATATTGCAAAGGCAAAGTAGGTAGAACTAAAAAAGCTGATGGCGGTTTTATTGCAAGAGGATGTGGTAAGGTTATGTCTAATAGACGTAAAAAAACAAAAATGGTTTAATGAGTGGATTAAAAAAATGGTTGGACGAGAAATGGGTGGACATTGGAGCTCCGAAGAAGAACGGCAAGTATCAACCGTGCGGGAGATCGAAGGGAAGCAAAAGGAAATATCCAAAATGCGTTCCACTTGCAAAAGCCACACGAATGACAAGTGGGCAAAAGGCGAGTGCTGTCAGACGAAAAAGAGCAGTAAGTAACAAAGGACCTAAACCAACTAACGTTAAAACATTTGCTAAAGATGGTGGTATGATAGGGCAAGCACAAAGAACTTATAGAGGTAGCTACATAGATGGTAGTTTAGGTGGAGTACAAGTTTCAAATCCAAGTTTAAAAAAATATTATAAAGGAATGTTGTAATGCGAAAACAAGACAATATGCCTGCAAGAAACAAAAAGAACTTTAGACCTACAAAGTCTGGAGCAGGTATGACACGAGCCGGTGTCGCTGCCTACAGAAGAAAAAATCCCGGTTCTAAATTAAAAACAGCTGTGACTGGTAAAGTTAAAAAAGGGTCCGCTGCCGCTAACAGGCGAAAATCATACTGCGCAAGAAGTGCAGGTCAAATGAAAAAATTTCCTAAAGCAGCAAGAGATCCTAATTCTAGACTACGTCAGGCTAGAAAAAGGTGGAAGTGCTAGATCGATTTATTTATAACTGTTTTGCTAAACTTGATGATGC